CCGAGACCTATAAGCCGCAGCTGCAGGAGGGCAGCGGCCGCACGCAGACGGTGCGCATGATTATCATCGTGAACAGCGCCGCGTCAGTGACGCTGAAGATCGACCCGTCGGTGGTGCTGGCGACGCGCCAGTATGTGGATGACAACACTATCGAGGCGAAGCAGTACGCGGATAAGGGCATCGCTGATCATGTCGCGGCGGCGAACCCGCATAAGCAGTATCTGCAGATTGCGAACGCGCTGAGTGAAATTAAAGATGCTGCGCTGGTATCGAAATTGCTGCAAAACCTCAATCTTATAGATTCTGATGGATATGGGGGACGATTAATTGGCGTTCGTATTATTACTTCTTCTCAAGTTTATATTGCGAGTACAGGCACAAAAGCAGTGATTGTTGAGGCAGTAGGCGGAGGCGGTGGTGGTGGTGGAACATTCACAACTACGGTGGAGGGTGAAAAAGCTCTTTCAGCTGGAGGCGGTGCCGGAGGTTATGGAAAATCTCGATACACGACCGGATTTAATAATGTGAATGTCACTATTGGCGTTGGCGGAGTTGGAGGCCCACCTGATAAAAATACAACCGGTGGAAATGGCGGGGATACCTTATTTGGTTCGCTAATGGTCTGTAGGGGAGGAGCGGGCGGCACTTTTTGTACACCTTGGCCATATCCTATTCATACTTCTGGTGCGCCATCTGGTAGCGTAAGTGGAGCTAATTTGTATGCTTATGTGCCTAACCATGGCGCACCCGGCTACTATGCCAGGAATGGCTGGCTTTCTGGTGCGGGGGCAAGTTCGCCGTTTGGCTTTGGTGGAATGCAGGTCGGAGGAACGTCTTCTGGAGTTAATGCATCCGGTTATGGCTCTGGAGGTAGCGGAGCGTCAACGGCCAATCTTATAGCTGGTCAGAAAGGTGGTGCGGGTAGTCAGGGTTTGGTAATTGTATGGGAGTACGCTTAATGGCTGAACAGTATGCAGTTATCGACAGCAATGGCAAAATTCAAAACGTCATTTTATGGGATGGGAAAAGTAATTGGTTACCTCAAGAGGGACTAAAGGTTATTGCATGTAATAAAGATGAATGCATGATTGGTGGAACTTATATTAACGGAACTTTTTTGCTGCCTGATTCCGAACCTTATACTTCGGAAGAGTTGCTAGAACAGAAAGTGCGCAAAAAAAATAAACTTCTGGATGATGCTTCGACAAGAATAGCTATTTTGCAGGATGCAGTATCACTTGAAATGGCAACAGAAGATGAGCGCGCTTCACTTATTGAACTGCAAAGGTATCGAGTACTCCTCAATCGAATAGATGTATCATCTACCGCAGATATTAACTGGCCAGTTGTACCTGTTTCATAATTAAAATCCCCGCCTTGCGGGGATTTTTTTATAGCTCCATGTTTACCTGTCCCTCAACAGACCGCAACCGCATGATTTCTCTCACCTGACCTGACAATCTGAGCGCACCCTCAACACGGAGTGCATCAGATGTCTGATTATCATCACGGTGTACGCGTTGTCGAAATTAATGACGGCACGCGCACCATTTCTACCGTATCCACCGCCGTAGTCGGCCTGGTCTGCACCGCAGACGACGCAGACGCCACGGCTTTTCCCCTCAACACCCCGGTGCTGCTGACCAACGTGCAGGCCGCTATCGCCAAAGCTGGCAGCAAAGGCACGCTGGCGGCGTCGCTGCAGGCGATTGCCGACCAGTCGAAACCAGTTACCGTCGTGGTTCGCGTCGCCGAAGGCGCGACCGCTGCGGAAACGATCTCTAATCTCATCGGCACCACCGATGAAAACGGCCAGTACACCGGCATGAAGGCGCTGCTCACCGCGCAGACGCAGCTGGACGTCAAGCCGCGCATTCTCGGCGTGCCAGGGCTCGATTCGCAGGAAGTGGCGACCGCGCTGGCAGGCATCGCACAGCAGCTGCGCGCCTTCGCCTATGTCTCCGCCTGGAACTGCAAAACCATCAGCGAGGCGATGAACTACCGTAAAAACTTCAGCCAGCGCGAGCTGATGGTGATCTGGCCCGATTTCGTCGCCTGGAACACCGCGACCAACGCCGCCGAAACCGCCTATGCGACGGCGCGCGCCCTCGGCCTGCGCGCCAAAATCGACAACGACACCGGCTGGCATAAAACCCTGTCGAACGTCGGCGTCAACGGCGTGACCGGCATCTCCTCATCGGTCTTCTGGGATCTGCAGCAGAGCGGCACCGACGCCGACCTGCTGAACGAAGCCTGCGTCACCACGCTGATCCGCAAAGATGGCTTCCGCTTCTGGGGCAACCGCACCTGCAGCGACGATCCGCTCTTTGTATTTGAAAACTACACCCGCACCGCGCAGGTGCTGGCCGACACCATGGCCGAAGCGCATATGTGGGCCAACGACAAACCGCTGACGCCGGTGCTGGTGCGTGAAATCGTGGCGGGCATCAACGCCAAATTCCGCGAGCTGGTCAACGCCGGCTACCTGCTGGGCGCCTCCTGCTGGTATGACGAAAGCGCTAACGACGCCGCGACCCTGAAGGCGGGCAAACTCTTTATCGACTACGACTACACGCCGGTGCCGCCGCTGGAAGATCTGACGCTGCGCCAGCGCATCACCGACACCTATCTGGCGAACTTCGCCGCATCCGTTAACAGCTGAGGAGCCGGATAAATGGCACTACCCCGCAAACTGAAAGGGCTGAACCTTTTCAATGATTCAAACAGCTATCAGGGCGTTGTCTCTTCCGTCACCCTGCCGAAACTCTCCCGCAAGCTGGATGCCTATCGCGGCGGCGGCATGAACGGCGCCGCCTTTATCGATAACGGTCTGGACGACGACGCGCTCGATATGGAGTGGACCATCGCCGGTATGGACGACCTGGTGCTGACCCAGTGGGGCGGTTCCGCCGTGCCGCTGCGTTTCACCGGCTCCTACCAGCGTGACGACACCGGCGAAGAGATCGCGGTGGAGATTGAGGTGCGTGGCCGTCATCAGGCGTTCGACTTTGGCGAAGCCAAGCAGGGCGAGGATACCGAAACCAAAATCACCACCAAAAACACCTACTTCAAACTCACCTGGAACGGTAAAGAGCTGATTGAGATCGACACCGTCAATATGGTCGAGAAGGTCAACGGCGACGACCGCCTTGCACAGCGCCGTAAAAACCTCGGTCTGGCTTAACCCTGACGCCAGCGCCCGGCGCTGGCTTTTTACCCTGTGGGAACCTGGAGAGAAGCATGGAACAAAAAGAGAATATCGTTGAGCTGGAAACCCCGCTGAAACGCGGCGATGCGGCGATTGCGCAGGTTGAACTGATTAGGCCGAGCGCCGGTTCGCTGCGCGGCGTGCGCCTCGCCGATCTCGCATCAAGCGACGTCGATGCGCTGCTGACGGTGCTGCCGCGTATTACGCTCCCTGCGCTGACCAAAGCGGAGTGCAACAGCCTCGACCCGGTGGATCTCATCGCGCTGGGCGGCAAGGTGATTGGTTTTTTGCAAGCGAAGTCGGCCGCGTCGACTGGCCTGGCGGACTGACGGTCAACGATCTGATGGCTGATATCGCCGCCATTTTTCACTGGCCCCTTTCTGAATTGAACGACCTGCCGCTGGCCGACCTGCTCGACTGGCGGCATAAAGCCCTGATCCGCAGCGGAGCAAATACGGATGAGTGAAGACCTCAAACTGCAGGCGCTGCTGAAAGCGGTTAATCAGGCGCTGCGCCCGCTACAGAGCCTCCAGAACGAAACGCAAAAAGTCGCCAGTTCCATTGCCGATACGCAACGGAGCCTGGCGGCGCTGCAGGCGCAGTCGGCGAAAATCGACGGCTTTCGCGCCGCCAGCCGCCAGCTGAGCGATACCCAGCAGCAGCTTAAACAGGCGAAAGCGGAAACCACGGCGCTGGCGCTGGCAATGCGCGCCAGCGGTCAACCTGCGGAGCAGCAGAGCCGCGCGCTGGAAAAGGCGCGTCAGCATACCGCCGTGCTGCAAAGCCAGGCGCAGAGCCTGCGTCTGGCCGTGCAGCAGCAGCGCGAGAGCCTGAACGACGCGGGCATCTCCACGCGCAGCCTGAGCAGCGAGCAGCTGCGGCTGAAAGCGGCCGCAGCGCAGACCAGCCAGCACCTTAGCGGTCAGCAGCAGCAGCTTCAGCGGCTGAACCAGCAGCAGGAGCGGCAAAACCAGACGGCGGAGCGCTACCGTAAAGGGCAGGCGCTGGCGGGCCAGATCCGCAGCGCCAGTGCTGCAGGCATCGGCCTGGCGAAAACGGGCTTCACCGCCGGTGCCGCGCTGCTGCGTCCCGGCTACGAGCTGGCGCGCGCCGATGCCGCCTTGCAGGCCAAAACCGGCCTGCAGAAAGGATCGCCGCAGGCCGTCGCGCTGGACAAACAGGCGCGCAGCCTTAGCGTGCAGACCGGCGTTCCGGCGCAGGCGGTGGCGCAGACCCAGCTCGATATTGCCCAGGCGGGCGGCTCGGTTGACGACATCGCCTCCGCGACGCCGGTGGCGCTGAACATGGCGCAGGTTAACCGCCACTCGGCGGCGGATAACGCCGGGCTGCTGATGGACGCGAAAAGCGCGTTCGGCCTCGACAGCGGCGACATCGCCCACCTGGGCGATGTGCTTAACGCCACCCTCGACCAGACCGGCATGAAGTTTGAAGATCTGAGCAGCGCGCTGAGCAGCGTCGCGCCGGTGGCGAAAAGTGCCGGCGTCGGCGTTGAGCAGACCTCCGCCATGCTGGGGCTGCTGGCGCAAAATCACATTACCGGCGCGGCGGCGGGCGAAGAGGTCAGTGCAATCCTGACGCGGCTGCAGACGCGCGAGGGCGAGGGCGCTATCGCCGCGCTGGGCGTGTCCACTCGCGAC